GCACAAGGAAGTAAAGTAGTTAGGAACTCTTTACGGGGCACAGAACGAAGTGTATAATGTAGGGTAGAGCCTTTTGATGGTTAATTGCTTTGTGTTTCAGTTGGTTAGGTCGGTTTGCTATATTGAGCGGCACAAAACGAAGCGTTTACATTGGTTTAATTTCGGTTTAATTTTGACGGCATAAACGGAGGCGCAGGTTTGCGTCTGGTTTACATCTATGAGGCTGTGGGTTTGCACCTGCGGCCTTTTTTGTGTGCAGACGGTAAAACCCTTGTGTGGAGCGGTTTGAGCGCGTATTTGGGGCTTTTATGGGCTTTGTGCTGGCTCTGTTGGAATGGGGTTCGAACGTGCTTTGAATGGCGGCTGGAGTGGGGTGGGGTAGAGGGGCAAAAAATGCCCGATTTTTAGGGGTGGGGTTACAGGTGGGGTTACAAAGTGGGGTTACATTTTTCAAAAAGTGGGGTTACACATTCGGGGTTTTGGAGGGGGGGGATAGAGGGGAGGGAACTTGCCATTTTGAAGGGGTAGAGTGGGGGAAACTGCCCATTTGCGATATAGGTTTCTGCGTTCAAATAATGTAAAAACCCCGTTAGAATGCGGTTTCTACGGGGTTTTATGGTTATTAGAGGGGGGTACCCTACCCTAATATGGGGTATTTAGGGGGTACGGGGTACATACGCTTCGTTACAGGGAGTCCTTGCGGCCGCCCCAGATGATCCGCAGATGCGTCACCCGACATTTGCAATGTCCGAAGTCTGGACATCCGAAGCATTTTTTCCTTTTTCACGCTGAAGCTGGTTGATCCTTTCTTTCAGACGCCCAATTTCTTCTGCTTGCTGTATAATTTTAGCATCCTTACTTTGTATATAAGGCTCATATTGCTTAAAAAAGTCCGTAATCAGTGATGAGTCGGTTAATGGGGCTGGTACTTCTTGTGGCTGGTTCGGTAGTGTCTCATACCCCAGTCCAGTGAGAAGCCACATTGCATTAACCTCGTAACTTATCACGATTTTTTCTAATACATCTGCTTTGGGGACTACATTCTTCATATATCCCCTTATATTAGCCTCACTTACACCCAATTTGGATGCAAAAACGGTGTTCTTCCCCCCTGCAAGTTTATCTACGAGGTACTTAATTCTTTCGTGAATTGTTTCGTTCATAAGCAAAAATATATAGTCAAAATCGAAAAAACTCCCCGAAAAAGTTGCGAGGTTGAAAATTATCATCTATATTTGCACCGTGTTAATCAATTAACGCGCGGACAAAGATACGAAAATTTGCCGAGTTGAAAGAATTTTAGAACCAATAAATAAGAGAGACAATGACACAACAAGAGTTTCAAGACCTCACAGGTCGCAAGGTAACAGAAGAGGAATACCGTAACATTGAGAAAATGTACTACGCAGTTCCTAATATGGACAAACACGAGTTCTGCAAACGTTGGGTACAGACTGGCAATAACCCTTTGACAATTGAACTGACCAAGCAGAACATACTGCTTAACGGTATGCTTGAGGAACGTAACAACGAGGTTGATGACTGCCATGACAAAATGGAGGAACTTGCGTGGTTCCTTATTGGCAAAGCTGATGCTTATGAGGATAGCGATTTTTACAAAGAAGCCATTCGGATTGTAGGACAAAAGGCTGCCATTCTTCATAAAATCAAGATGGGCTATCACCTGTGGAAAGAGGACAGAGAGTATATCAAGGACAACCTAAAATAAGTAAGACTATGGATAACTTTAGATCTTGTCAATTAGAGGAAGCATTGTCTCCTCACACCCCTGAGAACTGTTGTATATGTCAAGAGCTCGAGCAGCAGCGTCAGAACTTATTATCCTTGCTATGCCGTGTTCTTCGAGATGCCCCTGAATATATGCTACATCCATCAGAACTTGCAGTTGGAAGCGTCGGTGATCTATCTTCTCTTTCTCAAGAGAATCGAGCTTATCTGTATATGAGAATGGTGCCAGAAGCTCCCTCTCGAACTGCCACATCAGATATTTCGCGAGCCAAACCTTGCTCTTGTTGCCCTTTAATAAAACAGGAAGCAGAGAAGTGAAATAGTTGCGCATTGCTTGAACTTGCGCTTTTAGCAGAATCATTTCGGTATTCATAACAATCAATTTATAAACCGCTGTAAAAGTAATAAAAATAAGTGAGATATGGGACGATACATTCATGTAACTAAGGAGACCCGTCAGAAATTGATGAAGGTATTCAACTGCACTTCTGTGATGATCTGGAAGGCTTTAACCTTTGAAAGTGATAGTGAACTTGCTTGTAAGATCCGTAAAGCAGCCTTTGCGAATTATGGTATTTTGATGACAAAAGTTCCTGTAATGGAAACTATTTTTGACCATGACGGCTATATGCACCAGTACCTCCCCAATGGTGCTATGCTGGAAATCGGCAAGACAGAGGCGACAAAGGGCGGTGCAGTATTCTTCAAAGGTGTGAAGGTAAAGCACTATGATGAAGTGATGTGTGATGAGCTTGAGAGCATTCAAAACTGGGCGATGACCTTGAGATAAGGAGGAGTTTATGGAATACTACGGTAATACACTTTGCATTTCGGCACGCGAACTTATAGACGGGGGCATTATGTCAACCCCGAACTATAAGCAACTCGCTGCACGTGGCCGTATCGATGTGGTACGCCGTGGTGGTGGCTCAAGTAACAACTATGCGCTGGTTTCCGTAAGCAGTCTCCCTGATACCTACAAGGATAAGGTGAAAGCCTTATATCCAGACCCGTCTCTTGAGGTGCTGCTTGCGTGGCTGGATGCCAACTATGAGATAGACCAAGCTGCCGTTGCCTATTTTGCTGACTGGAGAAACAAGTGCGGACACGACCACGCCACCGATGCCCATGTAGCCGAGTATGTTGCCAACGCCAGTGTGCTGAATGCTTGCATTCGCTTATACAACAACGCCAAGGCGATACATAAGACGATGGGGCTGAAGTATGACTGGTCGATGATGTCCCAGGCGGTGGAGGGTTACAGAATGAAGACCAACCACACCTTGCCCACAAGTATGCTCCGTTTCCGCAAGAAGGTGAACGAGTACCAGGCAGAGGGCTATGCTTGCCTTATCAGTGGCAAGTTCGGCAACCAGAGCCGCCGTAAGGTTGACCACAAGACCGAGCGTCTTATCCTTTCGATTGCGGTACTCCCCAACAAGCCGTTCAACACCAGCGTCTGGGAGATGTACAACTCTTTCGTATGCGGCGAACTGGAGGTGTGGGCTTATGACACAGGGGAAGTTCTCAACCCCGAAGACTGGACTGACAAAAACGGTGAACCGTTGAGCCTGAGCGAAAGCACCATTGCGAACTACCTTAATATGCCGAAGAATCGTGTCGTGATAGATAAACGTCAGATGTCGTACACAACCTTTATGCACGAGCAGATGCCACACGTTCACCGCCACGCTCCTGAGTTCTCATTCTCGAAGGTGTCATTCGATGACCGCGACCTTCCCCGTAAGCTGGCAGACACAAAGATCCGCCCGAAAGCATACTACGCCTACGATGTGGCGAGCCAATGCGTGGTGGGCTTTGCCTACAACCGCTACAAGAATGTGGACCTGGTGACAGACTGCTTCCGCTCGATGTTCCGATTGATAGAACGCCACGGTTGGGGTTGTCCTGCACAGGTGGAGGTTGAGAACCACCTTATGAGCCAATGGCGTGACAGCTTCCTCAAGGCTGGAGTGTTGTTCCCGTTCGTCCGTTTCTGTGCTCCTATGAACTCGCAGGAGAAGTATGCCGAGCCTTTGAACGGAGCAAAGAAGCGTAGCATTGAGCACAAGAACCACCTCGGTATTGGTCGCTTCTATGCCAAAGGGCGTGCCTACCGTACCGAGTCGAAGAAGGTGTTTGATGCGGCAAACGACACCTACGAGGATAAGCAGTATTACACCTGGGATGAATTGATCGCTGACGATATGCGCGACATTCAGGAGTTCAACCACTCCCTGCACCCTAACCAGAAGAAGTATCCAGGTATGACACGCTGGCAGGTTCTTGAGGCGAATATGAACCCGACCCTCCAGCCAATGGATAAGTCTGTATGGGCACGCTTCATCGGTGAACGGGTACCGACAACCATACGCCGTAACAGCTACTGCAAGGTGGCTTATAAGGACTGGTGGTTGAGCAAGACCGAGGTCATTGAAAAACTGGAACCCAACAACTGGAAGGTGGATGCCTATTATCTGACCAATGATGAGGGCGAGGTGACCGATGTGTATATCTTCCAGAGTGACCGCCTGATTGACAAGCTCGAGGATGTCGGCACTTTCAACACAGCCGATGCCGAACAGACGGATGAGGACAGGGAGATATTCGTTGCCCAGCAGAAGAAGATAGCGGACTTCAACGGCTATGTGAACCGCAATGCCATTGTCCCTGTAGGGGTGGCAAAGGTGGAGCAGCCTATCGAGGTGGCGGTTGAAGCTCTGGAACTCCCGACCCTGGGCGAACCAGAAGAGGCGGTTACTTACCACGTCCCAAGTGCGTTGGAATCCCTTTAGAACAGCATTAGAATAACATTAAAATAAGTTTGAGACAATGATTACAGCAGACAACAAGAAACGGATATTGGAGGCGATAGCAGCCAACCGTGCAAACTACCCGAGCGATGCGAAGCACGCTGCTTCGTTGGGTATCTCTACCTCGGTTTACAGTGCCATCAAGAACGGTCAGACCGACAAGGCGTTGAGCGATGCCAACTGGATAACCATTGCCCGCCGTCTGGGTGTAAACCTCCGAGGCGGTATGGAGTGGAAAGCTGCCAAGACTGCCACCTTCGACTTTATCACTATACAGTTGGAGGCTTGCCAGCAGAGCGGCTTGAGTGCTATCCTTTGCGATATACCGAATATCGGCAAGACCTTCACTGCACGCTACTATGTACAAGGACACCGTAACGCAATCTATGTGGACTGCTCACAGGTGAAGACAAAGCTGAAGCTGGTGCGTAAGATAGCCAATGAGTTTGGCGTGAACAGCAACGGCAGATACAGTGATGTTTACGAGGATCTTGTGTACTATCTCCGTTCTATCGAAACTCCCCTTATCATTCTTGATGAAGCTGGCGACCTTCAGTATGAGGCGTTCCTTGAGCTCAAAGCCTTGTGGAACGCTACCGAGAGATGTTGCGCCTGGTATATGATGGGTGCCGACGGTCTGAAGGCTAAGATTGAGCGCTCTATTGAGCACCAGAAAGTGGGTTACACTGAAATGTTGAGCCGTTACGGTGACAGATATAGCAAGGTGACACCCGACGACGGCAAGGAACGTGAGAAGTTCCTGAAGGACCAGGCTTGTGCTGTGGCAAAGGTGAACGCTCCTGCAGGTACCGATATTGCGACCCTGGTGCGCAAGACAAACGGAGGACTTCGCCGAGTATATACAGAGATTGAGAAACTAAAAATGGCGTAACGATGGCAAAGAGAGCATACAGCCCAAAGGATGTTGCGAGTATCAACCACAAGGTGCTACCGTTTACAGGCAAGTGGAAAGAGGTGTTCGGTGAGCCAGAACAGGGCGACACTTGGTTTGTCTCTGGTCCCAGTGCCAGCGGAAAGAGTTCCTTTGTGATGCAGCTTGCCAAGATGCTTTGTGGTATCGGCCCAGTGCTGTATGTCTCACTTGAGGAAGGTGTCGGACTTTCAATGCAAAAGCGATTGAATGAGTTCAAGATGAGCGAGGTTCAAGGTTCATTCCGCATCATAACTGATGGCGATATAGAAGACCTGGGCAAGCGACTGGCAAAACCCAAGAGTGCCAAGTTTATCATCGTGGATAGTTATCAGTTCGCATTTGAAGCTGGCTGGGAATATAGACTAACAGCAGAACTGATAGACCGCTTCCCGAAGAAGACCTTCATCTTCATCAGCCAAGAGGACAAAGGTAAGCCTCTCGGTAAACCTGCAATCCGATTGAAATATAAGGCTGGGGTTAAGGTTCGCACATTGGGCTTTCGAGCATTTTGCGAAGGTAGATATGCTGGGCAAGTAGGTGCGTACTACACCATCTGGGAGGAGAAGGCAGTTGAAGTGTATAATACCACATCAAATGGACAAGAGACTGAAGCGGAGGACCAACCTCCTGTATAGGTTGCGCAAGAAAGGCATACGATGCGACACCAAAGCGAGAGAGATATACTTCGCCTATGACAAAGACCCTTGGAAGGTCATTCAGATAAGGCGACTATGTAAGGAATTCAATTTTAATGTTCAACTAACAATAGAGTGAGATGAAGAAGAAAGTTTACATCAGTGGTGCGATAGCCCACTACGGAATGGAAGAGCGACGGGCTACCTTTGAAGCAGCTGCTCTCCGATTGAAGGAACAGGGCTTTGAGCCGGTGAACCCATTTGAGAATGGTGTTCCTGCAGATGCCCATTGGATGGCGCACATGAAGGCGGACATTGCTTTGCTCGTGGGCTGTGACTACATCTATATGCTCAACGGCTGGGAACTCTCAAAGGGCGCGAAGCTGGAGTTTGATGTGGCAAGCAGTTGTGGTATCAAGGTGATGTTCGAGGGGCAGAAGTCGAGCCGTGAATATGTGTGCTGCATCTGTGGCGAGATACATTCAGGCTACGGGCACAATCCGCACCCAGTGAAGCACGGGGGCGAGTGCTGCCCAGAGTGCAATAAACAAGTGTTGTCAATGAGAGCACAATTAGCGAAAGGAGAATAATTATGGAGAATTTTGATACAAATGTCTGTGAGGATTGCGGTAAGGAATTCGTGATTAATGAGTTCAATGAGAATGCCCCATACGCGATGTGTGATGAGTGTTATGATAACTATTTAATTGAGAATGATTGATTATGGCACAGGAGGTAACCAATTTCGCACGCTTTTATGCATCGT